AATATCCATTAATATTCCTACCTTTCTTATTAACTATTGAATTCACCGCCGACGATGGCTTTCGCCAACTGGTCGGCAGTGAGAATAAATTCGCGAGTTTCGCAACAACGGTCAACCAACGGCTCAGGCAGACCATAGGTCATACCACCGAGATTGAGGTTCATGGTTCCAATAATCTGGAAACCATCTTTAATGTGAACGGGACGATTCTTATAATAGAACTCGGTTTTACCGTCCACCAGACCCTGGAGGAACCGCAGGGAATCAAATGGGAGCAGGTTAATTTCATCCAACACGATAGTTTTACCTTCTTCCATACAATGCCACAGAAGGGAAGGATTGAAATCGGGGTTACCATCGGTGAATACGAAGTCTTCCATAAGGTCAGCCGGAAGCATTGAGGAGTTACACACAATACACCGGTTATTACTTTCAGACTGCGCAAGAGTGGTCTTACCGGTACCGGCGCTACCGAAATAAACCTTCAACCGAGTGTTGATATGCTTTTCTGGCGCACCAAACTGCTTGATATCCTCAAGGACTTTAGCAAACTCTGCGCTCTTCAGTTTCTGGGAGACTTCTTTCTTATAAGAAGAATCCATCAGAGAGAAGTAATTCATAATATATGCGAACGCATCATCAGTGCTTTTCTGAAGCATAAACGCAAGAGTATTAGTAAACCGGAAAGACGGAGTGAATGAAAATTCAGAGAAGAAATTCATCAATCCGCTGATACCGCGCTTCAGACGCTCTTCATTAGTAATCTCCGGAGCGCTAGGTTTAGCAGGAGTAACACTACCGAGGACATGAGGATACAGATTGCGCGAGATGAGATCATTCAGTACCTCATTACGTTTATCATAGGAGGTCTGGCGCATGATGCTATAAAAAGTATCATACTCCTGGTAAATAGTGGCATCTCCAGACGGGTCAATCACATACGGCTTACCGTTATTCTCGCCGTAAAAAGCACCATCCTTCGCACGTTTGGTAACACTCAGTTTGTCGGTAATCTTCATAAAATTCACTCTCTTTCGTTTCATTTTCTATATATATTATAACATAATTTCTGAAAAAAGCAAATAATAAATATTTGCTTAATTTTGGAGCGTCATAGTATCTGTGATACCTTACAGGTGGTCCTATCCGCTAGCCCCTTGCTCCTGGTTCTTTTTTTACGCGTAAAAATAGAACGGGCAAGCCCAAAGAAAACGTAGTTGCGTCGTTTTTCTTTATCTCAGGAGAAACCAGCTACTTTGAAAACTCCACTATAGTTGGGTGGTATCTCTCCCTAACATATATATTATAGTATAAATTTTATTTTTAGTCAAATAAAAAAGTGGTCAAATTTTGACCACTTAATCGCTTATAACGATATACTCAAACGGTTGTTTGTTTATCCAGTTTTCATTAAACTTGTTTACTGGATAATAGGCATATTCGCCGTCAGAAACGAACGCAGTTGGTTCGTTATAAACCTGTAGAAATTCATCGGAGTGCATGAATTCAATGAATTTCTGCTTAGGCATACAATATTCTGGTGTTCTCGCCCAGTCCTCCAGTTCTATTCCATTAAGAAATAAATTATTTACATTAATATTCTTTTCAAAATGTTGGTCATTAATATCATACACATTAGCAAACAGGCCTTCTGTAGTAAGGCTCATATTACCAGGAGGAAGTGTTCCTACTCTCCAGCCGCCATTTTTCTTATAGAGTACACGCTGACCGGCGCGTAAATTGATATCCATTAGTTTTCATTCTCCATTAAAATATTTTTATTTAAAGCGATATAACGCTTGAATAAATCTTCTTGTATACTATAGATTAGTAATTTTCCAGTAATTTCAATTTCTTTTTCTTTATCAGATAGTTCGTATTCTTCAGCAAATTGCTGAAGTTGATGCGCAATTTCATCTGTCTGTTCTGTATAAACAATCTCGTTTTCTTTATTAGTATCGCGCTTAATTTGTGTCAGTAACTCAATGCTACCACCGGCCCGTAACTCAAGCACGCTTTCCGCATTAATACTCTCAAGAAAGTGATATTTCATGTCAACAAGTCTTAATGCGTGAGCATAGCTCTTACCTGCGGGCATATTACGTTTAGAAAGTTGATGCGCCATACCAGCAATTGCCATCAGCATATGTTTATAATTACAATGTACCATTGGATACAAATAATCATTGTTATTTATATAATGTTTTAAAATATCTTCAAAATTACTATCATAGTATTTATATTTACTAGTTAAATATTCAACACTATTAGGGGAAGTCTTTTTTAGTAGATTAAGTGCGGTACGAACATCTTTTACATAGCATTTGCCATCTGGCATTTCAAATTCAAATGAGTTAACATCGGCCGCGGTCATTAGGTCATCAATCTTTGGGAAAAAGAAAGTAAAAGTATCAATGTCACTCTGTTTGTCATCTAAGTCGTAATTTTGTGAACCAATCAAGACCGTCATTACCAAATTATTGATTTCATGTTTCTTCAATTCTGTACGAACTTTCTCGTGATGAGCTTTCACGGCTGAGAGAATTGCTTTGTCTTGTTCTAGTGTCTTGCGGTTGTAACCATAACTATTTAGCATTATATGGCTCCTTCTTTTTAAAATTATAAGTATCAGTGCATTCATTGCATGGATGCCCAATCTGACACTTAGTATAATCCCAAACTTTTTCATCTTTCATAATATTGTTATAATTTAATTTTCATTAAAAGTCAAATGTTCAAGATCATTAATAAAAATTTCATATTTATTAAAATAATTTTCATCAATTTTTATAATTTCATAACTATCAGCATAATCCCCGCCATCATGCTTGATTGAGCCATACCAGCTAGGACCGGTATATTTATCACAAAAAGTATTTTGCTCCCATTCTGTATAGTATAAATAATCCCAATCTTCTTTACATGTAATATTAAATACACGCATGTAAGTTTCATCATCAGGAAGAAAAATACCACTTGCTGCCACATGACGGGTTCCAGCCAAACTTACAGCGTCATGTCTAATTGCATCAACCCTACGATAATGATGAGTACCATCTATAGAAATATATACTGGTCTATAACTTACTTCGCCAGGCTCATATTTAATTTCCATTTATAAGTCCTCCATAAGGATATATGTCTTGCGGCTTAACTATTACTGGGAGTTGTCCGATTTCATTCCATCGTTGACGTATATCCGTTATAATTTCATCAATGTGAACTGGAGTATTATTGTGGCTATCCATGCCAACATGATACATAAAAGGATTTTTTGGGTCAAGCCAATTAGTTCTCTGGTGAGTATGACCATGTAAATTAATTACATGCTGACTAAAATGTTTATCATCATAATTAGCAGTAAGAGTAGGATAATGACTCATATAAATAGAAAATTTGTTATTATACTTGAACTGGTATGCCCACCAGCCGCCAAGCATCTTATAATGAAGTTCCTCATGCGTAAATATAGCATCAATACGTTTTGGACTATCATGGTTGCCATAAATAAGAAAAATCTGTCCATTAAGGCGGCGCATGTATTCAATACCTTTATCAGTATCGTTAAGAATAGTATCACCAAGATGGTATACAACATCTCCTGGCTTTACCACCTTGTTCCAATTCTCTATTAGTGTTTCATTCATTTCTTCTATAGAAGAAAAACCGCGAGGCTCATATAGAAAAGGCTTATTATGGCTAACAAAAGTGAGTATCGCTGGTAAAGAATATCTCACTCATTTATTATCATCTCCTTTGCTCGTTCATCTTCATCCAGATTTGGCGCGCGAAAACTACCACACATATTTCTAATGACATTTTCCGGTACGTTCGCGCGTCCAGTACGATTCTTATTACGTTCTAGGCAAGTATTTACATCAACATTAAATACTACATAAATAATCTCATAGTTAGTAGTATATATGTCAATTCCTTCAGTAAGTTTACGGCGAGAAGCTTTATTAAGATGAGTAGCATCAGCAATCGTATCAAACCCATCAATTAGAGATTGACTAATAGCTTGTACAAATCTCTTAAATACTTCTTTTTCATGCGCAAAGTAATCCTCGTCTTCCATTAACATATCAAAACGAATGTTATCGCGCGAAACATAACGAATGTCATCCGTTTCACGATGTTCTTTAATAAACTGTTCTGCCCAAGTGCTTTTACCACAACCAGAAGGCCCGCAAAGAATATATAATTTAGCCATCATTCTTGCACCTCACATTCTTGTAAACGCCAATATTCATGACGAATTAAATCTGTTACAATAGGTCTAAAATATTCATCATTTGGTTTTCCAAAAGAACATTGAGCGTCTTCATTAGTATGAACTAATTTCATCCATTCTTCTGCGCGTTTTAATTCTGTAATACGTTCTAATGCTTTCTTTACAGTCATTAATCATCTCTCCTTAAAATAAATTGTGCGTGAGTATGAATATCAGGATTAAACCAATTATATTCTTTTTGCCACTTCTCGCCAAGATACGGAAGCTGATAACGACACTCAAAAATAGGACTATAATTATATCCTGTCAGTTTAAATATATCTTCTAATCGCCAAGAAAAATAGTTTTCTTTCATTTCATCTTCCCATCCGTTATTTATCCATTGTAATTTCATAAGAAGATGAGTCATATCACGCCAATTAGTAAGTACACCAAATTTATCTTTAAATTCTTCAGCATACTCTATTTGATTTTGAGTTTTATCCATAATCGTAAGTATATCTACTGCATCCCTACTAAAACCAAATTCAACCGGATCGTCGCAATACATATCACGAATTGTAATATAACGTGGCTTTAATTCATCAAGAAGTCTTTGGATAGCATCAATTCCGCCAGTAGAAGAAAATACTTCATGCAATACAGAAGAAAAGTTGATACAAATTTCTTCCCCAGGCGTGAAGCGTAAATAAGCAATTACTGCTCCTATATCCGTAAAATATCTTTCATTAGTATAAAATGGAATCTTGGCTCTTGCACGATTAATCAATTCTTCATTTATATCATATCCAATGAATTTAATATCTGGAAATAATGGCGCAAGATAATGAATCATCGCGCCATCAGCACATCCAAAGTCAATTACATATTTTACTCCAGGAATCTTATCCATGAAGAATGCCTTATCCCATACGGATTTGCTCATTTCAGTTGTATAAATATCAAGATTCATATACTAAACCTCTCTTTCTTTTTACATAAAAATTATATTATAATTTCAATAAAAAGTCAAATAAAAAATAGGGCAGATTTCTCTGCCCATATTGCCAGTCTTAATGGGGCGACTTTTGCGTTGACCGCATTATCCCACTGGCGCCGCACGGTGGCATTTTTCTGAAGCTGCCGCCACGCTTCTATATACACAGTCGTTTTTAACCGAGTGACTGGTACCTCGGTTCAGTGAGCGCCTCTAACCCAATTCTCGGATGCATCTAACCTAGCGCTCGTTCCCAACTTCCACATGCCTGCGACCTTTCAGCATAGTCTAGTCTTCGGGCAAACACACAAGTCAAAGGAGTTACTAGCTGTCACTTGTATGCTATTGTCCCTGGTCCCTCACCTTAACCCGTAAGGTTCTTTTATACTTGCGCGACCTACACCGCTCTTATTTGGCGGACTACACGGGCACGTCTCCGGTGGGCCTCCTATTTTCGTTAGGGGTTACCGAGCCGCAAGAGGGAATCGAACCCTCAACCTATCGCTTACGAAGCGATTGCTCTACCGTTGAGCTACAACGGCATATTAACTAAAAAGGTTATAATAGGAATCTAACCGATTGACCCATTTTTCATCATTAAAAAGATTTATACCTTCTTCATTGTATACTGTATATGAAGTATCAAAGAAATCCACCATACGGTCTGAGCCTGTATCATACACGATACTTGTACCATCTTTATAATAAATAGTAGCCACTTCATCGCCAGTTACTACTTCTAGTTCGATATTTTTAATTTTTTCTAATTCTCCAATTTCATATTCAAACGGATTACCATCATAATCTAATAATTTAAGTTTCATCTTTATGCCATTCCTCTATTTCAATTCCATTTTTTCTCATCCAATTTTGGAGCGGAAATCTCTCACTACAAGGATTAGTAGGTGTTTCAAAAACAATCAAGGCAAAGTCTACATCATCTAGTAGTTCATTTTTACAAAATTCAAATTTCAACTTTTTCAAATGATTTATAAAATCATTAAAGTCTAATTTACACAATTGCTGATAATATACTTGTAGAAAGCTACAGTCTTGCGGATGCTTGGGATTACACTTACCGGCGCATAGACCTTCACATTCTGCGCCCGGCTTAAGTGGTGGGCAATCAACTACTAGAACGCCGCGCTTATCTTTTTCTCCTAAATTTATATATTTTGGTGGCCATATAGCCGTTGATAATCCTACTAAATTGGGTGGAAAATTACGTATTTGATAATAATAGGAAGTATATATCTTCATCTTACAGCCTCCCAATAAAGTGGTTCACCAGTTTCTGGATGCTTTCCAGCAGTTTTACGAGTCCCATTTATTACTCGTCTAATTCCTTCTTTATCAATTTTTGCCCATGCCGCGGCTTGTCGTAAACTAGTGAATATAGTACCAGTATTTATATTTCTTACAGGATTACAATTTGGTGGATAATAAGGTGGTAACTTATCTACTTTGTCGCGACTCCATTGATATCCATAGGCACTAAAATGAGTTTTATCTGTAGGATCTAATGCCCGTCCAATGCTATTATCTACTAAATGGCCTAATGCTTTTGCCGCATCCTTTACATTATCATATGAAGCAACGTATTTTCCTTCTAATGTATATTGATGAACTGGAGTTCCTCCAAAAGAATATGAATGATTTTTTGATATAGCATCTCGTTTATGCGAACTTAAATTAGCTCTTTTTATTGCTTCATCTGTGCTATAATTTTTATAATTTTGTAATCTATCTCTAATAGTTTGTGATTTACAATTTAATTGTATAGCAATAGCTGCCACACACAGGCCCTTATCCCATAAAGATTCTATATCTTCTTGCTTTACTTTAATTGTTCCTTCTCCACCAAGTGTTTGATTATATCCTTTATTATAAGAATCATAATAACTAATCCAATATTGCTCTCGTTCACAAAGAATATTATTATCAATCGGGCATTCTTCAATAATTTCCATAGAAAAATTTTCTATTCCATATTTTCGCATTGCTCGATATAAGTGATATTGTTTATTTGGATTATTTATTGCTACTTTATGTTCACTCCAACGTCTTTGTATATCAAATGCTTTACCAATATAAATTTTATTATTTATATTATTTGTAATTTTATATATTCCACAACTCATTTGCATCACCTTGCGCCCAATATGATGTATATATCTTCATTCTTTCGGCCACCAATCTACTTCTGGTATTTCCGCTTTTTCAAAGCGTTCTGTCTTTTGATTCCAAATATAATACCAACATTTAGAACGAGGTACTAGTGGATAAAGACCGGGTGTAACTTCCTTTATCATAGCCGCATGAGCATAATGGTCTTGAATATCACACCAGTTCTCTTCTACTGCTTTTATAGCAATATCTTTTTCATGATAAAATCCGACACGCTCATCAAGTCCATAATCAAAATATCCATCTTCAATCAAAGTCCAGGGTTTCTGATAAACATGAACTTCATAAATTGGTGATTCACCTTTATTCATATTATTCCTCCATAAACTAAATATGCCTAGTTAAATAAGTGTCGCAGCCTTCGCCATACCTCAATTATTCTTCTACTATATTCAGTAACGATTGACCTGAAGGCTGTGACCCCGGGAGCTACCCTGAATCATCTTCAAGCCGCGCCAAGCGCCTGCGAATCGGTAGGTCTGACTACCTACAAGCCTCACCCACGGGATAACCCGCATCCCCAATCACTACAACTGGAGAAAACCATTCAGCATTATTTGTTCTCCTCTAGAACATCTTTTATTAAATGCATTAAGTTTTCGTTGTTTTGGGCTACTACTACGGCAAACCTTGCTTATACCCGATTTCTCGGTTCAACAACGATACTAACGACTTGTTGGTGTTTCCAGAGTTTGATATAGTTACCAGCCATACCCTTATCTGGATTCTGACTACGCTTTTAACGCTTGTCTTTCTATTATGTCGCCGCGAGGAATCCTACTTTTAATAGCGAATATTGAAGCACTTGCCCATGATATTTGGATTTTATCCTTTATCCAAATGCCCTCACGAACATCCGGTCCGCTCCTTATAAGCTATCGTTCATAAGTTCTGCGGATATCATTCGAGCAATCTCAGCAGCGTGGTTAGCGCATCTACACTGAGTTCAACATTTATTTAACTAGGCATATTCAGTTGTATTGTTGTGAGGTTTCCCTCTCAACATAATAATTATAGCAGAAATTCTGCTAAAAGTCAAATAATAAATTTAATGATTTTTCAAAAAATTTATTATTTATTGTGGCAGTCCCTGGTAGAATCGAACTACCTCATTTCGGGTCAAAGCCGAATGCGCAAAGCCAATACGCTAAGGGACTATAGTAACGGAGAGCCTGAGCTTGCGCCCGATTTATGGCTTTATTTAACGACCTCCAATGGCTCTCCTGCTCGGTCGTAGCGACACTAGCACGGCTCGAACGTGCATACCCTTTTACAAGTAACCTCGACTTAGCAGGTCGGTGCGTTACCATTCCGCCATAGTGTCATTCTTCTTTATTATATCTATATTCTTCCGGAAGTATTACATGAAGAAATTCTCTATAATATTTTGCCATATCTTCTGTAGATTTGAAACCTACAACAGTTTGTGGTTCATAACCATGCTTGTATAATAACATATCCATAAATTTCAAACAATTATAAACTTCATGTAATTTTTTGTCCATATTTCCTCCTAAAATAAAAAAATGCCGCGGAAGAGTTGCGGATACTACTCGGCCTCTTTCAAAACAGGTCTCTTTTAATACCCTTGCGGGATACCAACGCGGCTATATTAAGAGGAACTTCTTCTATTACTTTTCGCAACAAATCATATTGATTTTGCCCTTTCTACCACGTTTGTTCCTCTTTACAATTAAATTATACTATAATTTTTACTCATTGTCAAGTATTTGATCTTTCATCTCTTCGATGCGTTTTTCATCAGCGATACACCAATTCTTTCTATTAGTGCCAAGACTCTTACGTTTACCTGTTTTGGCGCGACATATTGGACATGAACAATGAATTTTATTTTTGCTATACTGATGAAGATTATCATAATAATCCCATCCATAAGCATTAATAATTTTCTTTTTACGAATGGCTTTTTTCCAATCATTGTGACGTTTTTCTGCTAAGTTACGCATATGCATCACTCCATTATAGTATAATATATGTGGGTAAGGATTTGCACCTTACATAGTTGGCTACCCGCTCAATTTAATGGCTGATTGTCACCAACCTCGCGCAGCGTCTACCTATTTCGCCACCACATAAAGCGTAGATGGGAGGAGTCGAACCTCAACCGTTCATCACGATCGCACCGCTTTCCAGGCGGGCACCAGACCACTCCGGTATCCTTCTACATATTATTTGCTTTTCTAGCGTTTTTGCCCGCGTAATTATCTGTTTGAGAATGACAATTTGGACACAACCAACAAAGATTTTCTAACCTATTATCATTATTAATTCCATTAATATGATGAAGTTGTAATTTTAATTCATGTCCTTGCCATTCACCAATATTTCCACAATTGACACATTTATATGGCAGTAATTTTAAATCATAGACATATTCTTTAATTCTTTTTCCACAAACAAATGAATCTTTGGTAAAGATTTCATCAACTGTATATCGTTTCTTTGCCTGACCTTGTGGTTCACGACCATAATTTGGATTGAAATGCTCAATATTAATACCAAATTCAGCAATTTTCTTTTTTATAGTAGGTATTACACTACTACTTCTAGGATTTCTACCCGCTTTTCGCGCAACTTCTGTATAATTATGACTTTCTGCGCATAATTCTTCTAACCATTCTTTTGTATATGGTCTTATTTTTCCCATATTATCACCTCTAATAAGCGACAGGCGGTGGACTCGAACCACAAGCAACTACGCTCACACTGTTTTCGAGACAGGTTCCACGCCTTGCAGATTCACCTGCCAGATGCCGGCGCGCTTGTCCGGTTTAGCTACCTTATATTAAATCATCTTCCATATAAATTACTTGTTTACCATGCATAATAGCATATTCAATTTCACTACGTGTACTAGCACCAATATATCCGTCTTTATTAATTACATAAATAGCGTCCGCCATATCAATTTTGCGCTTATGAATATCATCAAGCATTATTTTTTGTTCTTCCGTAAAAACATCTCCACTATGTCCATAACAGCCAACAGAAATAACAATGTTCCCAGATAAAGTAAGCATTTTATTAATACGTTCAAAATCATCTTTAAACTTCGTACTCCCACATAAAGTAATCACTTTATAATTACCAATCATAATAAATACCTCAGATAAAAATTTGCCTAGCGTTTCAGATACTTTTAACGGTGTCCACCAGTTCATAAAGTGTCGGCTTTTGTTCTCCGTATTCACGCATAGTCCTTTCAGTATCATACGGGCTACAGGACTCATCTATAGTGGCTGGATTCACACTTCCTATCCCCTACCCTATAGAGATGTTTTTTATTTTTATAGCGCCTACTACATACGGCGCGAGAGGTCCAGATGGGAGTCGAACCCATTAACACGAGAGTTGCAGTCTCGCACCCGGCCGCCGAGTATCGGATAGATAAACTGGACCTGGAGGTAATCGAAACCTCATCTCCTGGGTGCAAACCAAGTATTCTAGCCGTTAAACTACAAGCCCATAATAAATGTGTCACCTTCATTGGCCGTGGTGCGCTTGCTATGCATAGGCGTGAACCCTCTCGCAGTAGTGACACGGGATGCGTCAAATCCATCCACTGGGTTGTTCGCGAAACAACAAGTAGTGCCAGGGGTGGGAGTCGAACCCACAAAATTACGCTGGTTCTAAGCCAACAGCATATTCCATTTCTGCTACTCTGGCATATAATAGGTGGAGTCCTTCTCCATTTGCTGCCAAGAAACCATCCTGGTCTTACGCCGTCCTTCTTTAAACGAACCTATTATACCTCTCGAAAGTATTTACGGTGTTATCGAGTCTCACCCTTTAATACCATAACGCTCCAATAAATTAATAATTGTAATAAATAGGGCAGGAGCTTACCCAACGCGCCATTTTTGTTTAATAATTGTTAGTTAGGCGCGAAGTACCCTATCTCGGATTCGGACCGAGACTACACTGATTTTGAGTCAGTTCCCTCTTCCAGTTGGGGTAATAGGGCATATGGCAGGAAACCAAGGATTCGAACCCTGACCAAACGGGTTGGAGCCGTGTATGCTATCCATTACACCAGTTTCCTATAAAGTACAAGACCTGTTATATAGCTAGTTAGATTAAAAGTCCAATGCTTGAAAAGAGTTGCTGACAGGTCTTCAAGCAGTCCTACAAGGATTCGAACCTCGACCTTCTGAGTCAGAGTCAGACACGCTGCCTTTACACCATAGGACTATATACCCGCTGAGCATCCTATTGGCGCGCTTTCACCATGCGGGATCTCTATTGTTTATTTGCTAGCAGAATTTGAACCATTAACTATAGCGAGTAAGTCGGGATGGGTAGATTCGAACTACCGAAAA